GGTTATAACAGCGGTACCTCTTCCCTTGGAAAGGGGCATCGTGCTAGTTTGCTATTCAGTAAGGATTTCACCTTAATTATCTTAAGAATATGTGGGATTTGGAATTTCCCAATATCTAGTTTTAGACCCAAAGACCCCCTTTCGCACTAAATCAATAACAGGAGACGTCTCAGCTTCATAACGAAGACGAGAAATTTCTGTTTTGTAAGTGAAACTAAAGATCATCGCTTCAACCTCATCCAAGAGTTTGAAACTTTGTTCAATAGTCATATGACTGTACTTAGCATGCTTATACAAAGCTTTTTCAACTTTGTCTAACAGCTCACCAGTATCCATGTCATTCGAAAGGTTAATTATAAGGTCCTCAAAGAAGCCATTAACAGCTCCCTTGAAGACTTTATCATCAATTTTCTGAAAAAGACTATTAGACCCTTTAAAAAGGATCTTATCATAGTCTCGATCAAGAAGCTTGATTTTATACAGTGCATGTTGAAGTATAACTGAACTAAGTTCAGGTTCTAATTCATCATACACTGGTTTACGGATCTCTGGATGTGAGAATGGGTAATCAACCCCTTCTCCTTTCAGTGACAAGAGAGTTAGCTTAAGTATAGATCTTAAGGGAAGGCTAAAACTAGCCTTATCCCAATCGAAATCCTCCTTATATTGAGGATTGATTAGACTTTCTACCACTACTCTGTGCTCTATTATACCTTTACGATGTAATAGACCCAAGAGTGCTATACTCTCCATCCCAACCGCTTTCAGTTTACTGAAAGCAGTAGAACCTCCGTTCTTACTCAGTATATTACCGAGTAAAGGAATGTTATTTATCAACTTCATCTTGGTAAAAGAGACAGCATCAGCTACTCTAGAACCAATACTCGTTTGAGAAATAATTTGTTGAAAGGAGATACTAGATACATTAATCCCATTTACCACTGTTCTCTTGGCAAACTCAAATACCGACTTGGTAGGAGAGACTATGGATTTTGATAAATTAATTTCAACTCCTAAGTCTTCCATTAAGGCGAGATAAGATTTTGCTAGAGAATGATCAAAGATAACAATATCATCACCTAAAACTTCGTATCGTTCCTCTCATTGGGTATAATTACCTAATGATCATGAACAATATTGAAGGATTCAGTGATGAGTAATTGCTAGCCCTGCTCAAGAAGATAAACTTCCCATTGGTTGGCCGACTGAATATCTGTAAATATTTCCTTGATCCGTCAGGAGATGGGGATACTTCTTACCGCTAGAAAGCGGAAAGGAGAAATCTCTATCTACCATAACATTTTCCCATTTCTCAGAAAAACCTTGTAAATCTACAAGATTCTCTAAAATATGGGATGTTAACTGACGAGGCAACCTATCGGTTGCCGATGAAAGATCAAAGGAATACGAACATTTATA